GGCCAGCGTGTCCACCGTGGCGACCTTAGCGTCCACATGCGCCTTGATGGACTGCTGGGTGGCCAGCGCCGTGGCGCTGTCGGAGGCCATATTATCCTCGTCGAGGATATTGGTCACCGTGGTCGCGCCCGTCCCCTTGAGGGAGGCGAAGGTGACGAGGCCAGTCGAGGTCAGCGCCCCAGCGGTAATCGTCCCGGCGCTGAAGTTCCCCGAAGCGTCTCGGAGGACGATGGTCGAGGCGGTGTTGTCCGACCGCTCTACAATCCGCGGAGCCGAGAACTCGACGTACAGGACGCCGTTGTTGGCGTTCGACCGGAGAACGTAGGCCGCCGCCTGATAGGTGCCAGAGGTCGGCTTCGTGGCCGTGAACCAGCCAGAGCTATTCGGATAGAGGATATTACCAACCGAGAAGCTATTGGTGGCGAGGTCCTGCACGATGCCCGTGTTGGTCGCGTATCCCATCGCGCCATTCGCCACGTTGGCCGTGATGATGGCGAAGGCGGTGTCGGAGGCGCTGGACACCTTGGCGACCTCGGGCAAATCCTGCCCGTTATTCCATCCCGTGACCTTGACCACGTCACCCTTGGCCAGATTCTCGGTGGCGAGGACGGTCAGCGCCACGTTCTCCGAGGAGACCGGGTGCCAGTTCGTGCCGTCATCGAACCAGAGCGTGTAGACGCCCGAATCCTCGGTAATCCACTTGCGCCCCGCCGTGCCAGCCGCCGGACGCGAGGCGAGCGTGGACGACTGGACGTGAATCCCGGGGTCCGCATCGTGGTCCACATAGGCCACGCGCACCGTGTTGTCGTTGCCCCGCACCGTGTTGGCATCGATGGGGGTCGTGCCGTTCACCGGAGAGGTGAAGGCGGCGACTGAATGTTGACCGACCGTAGTAGCCATTAGCGGCGTCCCAAAGCAAAGGTTTCAAGCTGAAAGCGACTGAACACAGGCAAGGCCGTCCCGGAGTCAATCACACTGATGTCGATGTAGTACCCCGTTCCCGCCATCGGAATGCGGTAGTTCTGACTGCCCTGCCCACCCCACGTCCCGGTCCCCCACGTCGTCCCCGTCCCACCCCACGTCTCATCGTAGGAGGGCGGGAGCGTGTAGGAGCCGAAGCTCTCTCCGGTGTTCCACTCGACGCGGCACTGGCTCGACCCCTTGAGCTGGGCCGTCAAGTAGCCCCATCGCAGGGCCTTCGCCAGCGAATCGTCCCCGCAATAGAGGCGATGCAACTGGAGGGTCATTGCGTAGGAAGTACCGCCCGTCCCAGCGGCGGAGACGTTGTCGAGGAACACCCCGGGCGCGTCACAGAGCGTGACCCAGCCAGAGGCGTCACCTTTCAAGATGACAGGCAGTCCGGCGCTATCGAGCGTCTCGAAGAGGCAGGTCGTATCCGGGTCGATATAGCCGCCATCCCACGGCCCCGACCACGCATTGAGCAGGGTGTGGTAGACGTAGCACCCATAGCCGGGGAGCGTCATCCACAGCTCTTTGGTCGCCCGATTCAACACCATCCGAATCTTGCTGAACTCCGCCGAAGAAAGCTGACGGATAATGGGCAGGATGGGGTCCGGGGTGACCGGGGTGCCGACAGGCGATACCTCGACCTCGTTGCACCGATACAGCCCACGCTCGGAGATGAAGTAGGCGACGTTATTGACCGGAACGATGGTGTTCCCGGCGATGATGCCCACGTCCGCCGTGACCGCCGCCGGAGCGACATTGATGTCGTCCTGCCCCAGCCCCGTGAGGCGGGAGATGCCTCGGTTGTGGAAGATGAGGAGCGATGTGTTAATCGGCGCCAGCCCGATAATCTGCTCGTCGCCGAATGTCCGGACGATAATCTGCCCGCCACCAGCCGGAGGTGTGGCATTGCCCAAGTCGTCGCCGTTATTGAGCGACGAATAAAAGATGCTGTTGGGGTAGGTGCTGTTGCCTGCCCCCCACAGCCGCTGGTTGAACACGACGACCTGCTTGACCGCCAGCGTCCCGCTGATGTCGGTGGTCAGGGTCGTGCCATTCCACTTATTTAACAGGCCGCCGTCGGCGATGTACACCACCTCGGCGTTCCCGGCATCCCGGAACTCGACGAAGCTGGGCGGCACAGTCGTGGAGAGCGTCCCAGACTGGGTCGCATACGTCCTCGGGAAGGTGCCGTAGGTCGTGGTCCGCAATGCGCCGTTGCAGACCGCCATAATCTGGTTGGTCCCGTTATCCTTCTGCCAAGTGTAGCCATTTAGCACAGCGGCGGCGGCCAGCGCGTTGGTCGAGGTCCGTTGGGTCCCTCCCCGCTTGGTCGCCGCCCCGAAGTCCGTCAAGCGGAGGTTGGTCGCTCGCCGCATCTGGTTAGGCTGGAGCGCCGTATCGTCCGACACGTCATTCAGCCCCCCGTCCATCCGGGGCTGTTGGTCCGTTACACGCTGGCGTCCGGGCGAAAGTTGGACCATTTACCCACCCCACACGGACGAGTGGTCCGGGAACTGCATAAAGGTCGGGTTGCTGGTCAGGCGCGAGATGTCGCCATAGAGCGCCTCACGCCGCTGTTTCGCCAGCGCCAGAATGTCCGCCGCCGACTGGGTCTCGGCCCCGCCCTTGGCGAGCGCCATCCCCGCCGCGACCAGCGTCAGGAGATGCTCATGCCCTGCCGGGAAGTCTACTACTGCAAGGTCGTTGGACAGTTCGTCAATCGGGGTGGGTGTCCAGTTGACGCCCACCTGCAAGCTCAAGCTCCCGGTCTGCGGGAGAATCTGCACCGTATCGCCAATCAGGTAGTACTGACGGTCATAGCTCAAATAGTCCTCCGTACCAGAGAGGGCGAGCGGCACCTGCCGCCAATCCGTCTCGCGATACACCGTATTCGCGCCGTCCGTCAAGGTGATAATCTTAAACGTGTTCTGCTGGGCGTCGCCGCCACCTGCATTCAGGTCAGTCAGCAGGAAGGCCCCATTGCTATCGGTCGTGACCGCTCGCTTGGCAAAGCGATAGTAGGGGTTCGTTCCCAGCATTCCCTGCCACTCGTCCCGAAACGCCATCCCAAGAAGCGAGTACAGAAACTGGTCACTCCAGCGGTCAGAAGCTGTGGCGTCCATCCAGTCCCGCGTCCGTGCTAGATACGTCGCCTTGGTCCACGCCATTGCTTAACTCCCGAGAGAGACTTTCGTGCGACGACCCTTTTTGACCAGTGGCGCGGTTACGGTGGCAATCGTCTCTTCGACCGCCTCCTGCACCGCCTCCTGCACATCGGGAGTCGCCGTCCCCGTGTGGTAGTGGTCCATTTGCTTCAGCATCTGCGTCGCCTCGTCCGCATTCGACCACTCGCGGAGCAGGCGCTCCACATAGGCCGGAACTTGGTCCACGCTACACGCATTCGGGATATGGCCAATCACATCGAAGGCCATCGCGGGGTCATACCGCTCGGTCTGCACCCGCTCCCAACGACGGTCACCTGACCGCCACTCCCGCACCAACTGCCACGCACCCCACGGCCCCCAGCGGAGCGTGAGCTTGGGGTCCACCGCCCGAAGCCGCCGCACCACATCGGTGGGCGGCTCGGGGGTTCCCCGGTCATTCACGATGACCGAGAGTGGCATTACTCAAGCACCAACAGCTCGGCCACGAAGACCAACCCAGCAGGCTGGGTGTCAATCGCGGCAGAGTCGCTCACCACATGAATCTCCAGCGCGTCGCCCGAATCGAGCGTAAGCTGGGCATCGGTCAGGGTCCCAAGGACCGCAACCGAGGTCTCCTCGCGGGTGACGAGCGCCTCGAGGTTGATGTTCCCCGTGAGGGTCACCGCCGTATCCGCCGAGGCGTCATACTTGCGGAGGGTAGCCGTAATCGCGCCATCCGCATCCGCCGGAACCGTCACCGTCGTCGCGCCGAAACGTGAGACACGGCACTTCCGTCCAGCCGTCCCGCCAATACGAAAGATGGTGGTGGTGTTCGCCGTGAGCGGGGTCGCCCCGCCCAAGAAGTTCGCCCCACCAATCTGCCCTGTGCGGGCCTGCACCGTCTGGGTGCCGAACCGTCCGGGCTTTGGAGCAAAGAAGTTAAGAGGCATACAAGAATCCGAAGAAAGGTCCCGCTAAGGGAGGAGGTGGGACCATCCCACCCCCTCCCGTTAGCGACGTTACGCCGTCTGGACAGCCGCGTGGCTGTAGAAGACGGTGTCGGTGTAGCCCGTGATGGACCCGTGGCTATTGCGCTGGAGCGAGGCGAGATTCCCGTAGTACCCGTAGGTCATCTCGAACGCATCGCGCCCGTCAAGCCACCGCACCGGACCAGCGCCCTCGTACTCCACGAAGCCCCAATCCTTCGCATCGACCAGCGCGAGGGACGGGATGTGGAGCAGATAGATGGTCCCGGCGGGGACGTAGTAATCCATCACCAGCGGCAGGCCGCAAATCTCAACCGCCTTGTAGCCACCCTTGATGACGCGGGCGGTCTCCTTGGCGTCGAAGCGACGCTGGCCGACGAAGCTCTCCATGAGCTTCTTCCCGATGCCCGGGGTCGTCATCAGGAGGAACTCCTGCGGACGGAGCATCGCGTCCTTGCCGGACGAACCAGACACCTTCTGGATGAGGTCCCAAATGTCCGACTCGGTCGGCTGGGCGGCATCCGGGGTATCAGTGCCAGCCACCATCCGGATGGCATCCCAAATCCCGTAGGTCGAGGCAGTGATGCCGTGGAGAAGCGCATACGACGCGCTCCGGTTGGTGATGTTGATGAGGCCGTTGGTGGCCGAGTTGAACGACGTGTCAGAGGTCGAGGCCTTGACGATGATGTCGTTGGTCGTCGAGGTGATGGTCGCCGAGAGGGTGATGATGGCCTGCGTCGAGGACGGGAAGCTGTTGATGGCATTCACCGTCGCACGACCACGGACCGTCGCGCCCGTCGAATCGGTCACGGCGACGTAGTCACCGACCGAGAGGAGGAGCGTGGCCGGACCAGACGACGCCACGCCGTAGGGCGCGGTGATGGTCTGGGTCGCGTTGGTGACACCCGCGACAACCGTCGCAAGGATGCCGTTGCCCGCGCCGTGGAACGACCCCTGCATCATGAGGGCCGAGGCCTCGCGAAGCTCCTCCATCGTCTTGCGAGCGAGGGTCTGGAACGCGGCCTCCTTGGACTTGGTGCCGATGAGCGCAAGCCCGTCCACCTGACGGCGGACGTAGCCACGGACGACGCCCGTGTTGGCCTGCACTTCACGGGCGGTGCTGTCCTGCCCGAAGTAGCCAGCCGACGAGAAGTTCCCGCCAGCCGGACGCCCGACCACCACGTCCCAGGAAACGCCGTTGCCGCCCCAACGGAGGTTCTTCGGCCCGCCCTCACGCCCCTTGGAAAGCTGGGC